AGCTGATCCAGTCTTGCTTCAATGCGACTGACTTGATCCTTGATGGACGAACCACCATTCGGGCTTAGTTCCGACATTATGGATCGAACAATGACTCTCATTGACGAATAGATGGCGGTCAGAATCGCCATGGCTAGGCCACCAACCGCCGTCCATTCGCCCACGCTCACTTCTGGCGACCGAAGCTGATGTCGTTCGGGTTAGCCCATCGAGCAAGGACTGGCACTATGCCAGCGACCAAGCCCATTGCTAAAGCTTTAGGATCTTGATTGCCGCTCATGTACACGGCCAACGCACCAGCGATAGAGCTTCTTAGCCAAGACGCTCCGATTGCTTTTAATTGTGTCATTTCTTCTTCTCCTTTGTCGGCTTTGCCATAGGGATTGGCTCGACCACTGGATATTCTCCATCATAGGCAACCAATCTAACGCGAGCGAAACCGACAATTTCCTTGCCAATATAGCGACGCTTAAGCATGACCATGCCACCGTTGCGCTGATCGCCGTCTCCGGACGTGTTGCCTTCAATGGTCAGAACCGAAGATTGGCCAACCTTGACCACGATGCCGATATGTGAAATCCGATCAATGCCATCGTGCGGGAAGTCCATAAAGCATAGGTCGCCAAGTTGTGGCGCAGCTTCAAAGAATCGGCCAAGCTCTTTCATCTTATGAGCACCGGCAGCCGTTGAGACCATTGATGGCAATTTAACTCCAGCTTGATCAAAGCACCAATTCACGAATGATCCGCACCACGGCAGACCATCGGCCTTTGTAAATTTGCCGTACTTGGTCAGATTCTCGCCAGTCTCGACTGTGCCAATCTCAGCGAGAGCGACATCGATAATCCGAGCGGCAGTGCCGTCAGGATAAGAAAAGCTTGGCTTCATCTATGCGTTGGTATAAGTGACGCTAACTTCTCCGCCATTAGCCATCAAGTTATATGGTTGCATCTCGACCCAGCCTTCATTACATCCTGAGAAGCTTTCGCCGTTCATAGATCCATTCATGCAGATTATGTTGCTTGATGTCCATCCATCGTCTGCTCCTGATCCACCAGCTGACCACGCAACAGATCCCTGCAAGATGCAGATGCCGTCTTGATACCAGCGCATCGCATTCGTAATGTTTGTGTCGTCCGGTGTAAAATCTAATTGAGTGCTGGCACCTGCTACTGCTTCGGCGGTTGCGCCATTAGATGATTGAATTTTGAGATCATATTTTGTCTGGTTATTAATGTTGAACTGTACTGGCCCCATTGTTTTCTCCTTTTAACTTAGTAATAGTTTTGCTTCATCGGCAGTAATGCCTAGTTTGGCAAGTAGTGCTGCTTTGTCGGTAGCGGTTTGCAATTCGGCTTGTGCTTTTGCCGCTCTTGTTATTTTGTCGGTTTCAATATCTGCTAAATAAATAGCATAGGATTCGTCAGACATTTCTTGATAAATTGTTTCGCCTGTTTGTATGTTTGTGATTGCCTCAATTGGTCTTGCCATTTTATGCTTCCGCCAATCCATAAATTGCAATTGTTCCAGCCACATTTGTGCTTGAACTTAAAATCTGAAAACCTGTAACTGTTGCAGCTGTACTATATGAACCACCAAAAAGATTATTTTGTGTGTTGTTTGTTGTGTAATGATTTCCAAAAATTACTGGCAATTCACTACTATTTCCAACACCTTGAAATTGATACCACGCCCGACCATAAGTGCCTGCACCTTGACCACCCATTCCACCAGTTGTTAGTTGCAGATAAGTTAATCCTGAAGATGGTGTGCTTGTTACTGTCGTGTTGTAATGCTGAGTTGTTAATGCGTTTCCATAATAAGTAGCAGCAGTAAGGTTTCCACCACTATCCCTGAACTTGATACGCATTGAATCGGTAGCATTGACGCAACCAATGTTTTCCATAACCACAACATAAGATGAATAAGTGCTCGTAAAACAGCCATCAACTGAAATCGTTGCCGCTGATGCATAAGTTGTTCTTGAAATCAATGTCATTGCACCGCTTGATGGCGCAGTCCAAGCAGGTATTCCACCGCTTACATTTAACACCTGGCCTGTTGTACCGATACCTAATCTTGCTGGAGTATTAGCAGCAGATGCGTAAAGAATGTCACCAGTAGTTGTCAGTGTTGATTTTGCAGATGCGCCCCATGCAAGTCCGGTTGGAGCTGTCGAATCTGCATAAAGTGTTTGATTATTGCTTCCAACGGCTAGACGAGCATCGACTGTTGTGAATGCAAATAAATCGCCCTTAGTCGTCAATGGTGTCTGATCGGTAGGAGTGACCCAAGTGAAAGCCATATTGGTTGCAGAAGTCTTTGATAACACTTGACCAGTTGTGCCACCGAGTAGGTATTGCATTGATGTATCAACGCCCTGACCAAAGACGTTAAAGTCTGCCGGCAAGTCAGTGACTAGATCAGCAGAATTCGGCATGACCCAGCCGAAGTAGGTAGTTGGATTAGCCATTCATTGTTCCTTTCATCATGAGACGATTGTAGCGTTTGCCCAATCTAAAGTCGGCGACACGGTCGTCCACGTCTCGACTATTGGCACATCAGACCATGTCATAGCTTGCAGTGAATAAGCTAATGGTGACATGAGCAGCGTGACATCTAGCTGGTTGTAAGAAGCCCGAAAAGTCCAGCCTTCAACAAATCCTTGAAAGACTCCAGCGGACATATTTGACGGCAAATCATTAAGAGCTATGGGCTGACCCATGAACACATTGATGAGAGCATCACGATCGGCATTGTCGAGCTCTGGATTGGTCAGTGCGTAGGTAATGGAATCAAAGATTGGCTGCGGATAAGCTCGAAGTGCCAGATAGAACGCAGCTTGAGATGTGGCATCGGCTGCATGTTTAATTGTTGTCGTGATTATTTGAGCAAGGTCGCCATAAGTTGAGATTGAAGCAGCGTCAGTGTCGCTGACTTCATTGGCCGAAAGTATGCCGTATTTAAGAGTGACATCGTTACGGACGTCACCTGCCCTTGTTTTTATGGTAATGCCACGGCCTAGAGCTTGATTAGCAGTAAGATCTGTGTAGCCATAGGTGGCAAGATAGGTCGTGCGATGCGTGGAATCGCCGTAACTGATTAGGCCGGAAGCGTCCTCATAGAGATAGCCAAGTCCGGACGTGGCAAGAGCTGCGACCAAGTCATAAACCACTGTGCGACTAGAAGCCCGTTGTGCCAGCTCATAATTGCCTGGCGTGTCAATTTCTCCATAGCCATTGTTTTCGGCATTTGCCCAAGTAACTGTTGGATCATAACTCGCCCACGTCAAAGCTGCCGGAACCTGTTGCCATTGATTAAAGAGCACCTGACTCAAAATGGTGGCAATCTGATTGCCGTCAAAGTCTTGAGTCAAGACGCCATCTGTAAGTGCCTTTTGCAGCCTTGCAAGGGCTCCTAGAGCCGTGATGGTGACTTCTTGAGTGTATGCGCTGGAGCCGACCTGAGAGACGCTTACGGCTATGTCCACCACGGATCCGCCAAAGATTGGCACATAAGCCGCCGACGTGTCTTTGACTTCGATTGAGATGGTGTCATTGATTTCATACGGCAGCGCAGCTTGACCAAAGATAATCAGAGTGACCGAGCAGTAACCGGCTTGGGCTTGTGTGTAGATATTGGTTCGACCTGACGTAATTGTTAAATTGGCGATGACTGAATCAGTGACATCAGTGCCATCAATTTTGACGCGCCAGACTGGAGCCCACTGTGTCATTAGATTGCCTGTAGTGCGCCGGCTCCGCCAGTGCCACGAAAGAATGAATCGTTGAGTGTGTTCACGATTGTTCGAGCTGTGCCTTCCGAATCGATTGCTCCGTTGACTGTGACGTTGATTGTTGATCCTGTTGCCAATTCTGCGCGCCGTATTGCTGCCGACTGAGTTAAGGCTGTTGAGAAGTTTGTGCCGCTGGCACTTGCTGCTCCTGACATCGCTGCCACTAGACCGCCACCACCACCGCCACCACCGGTTGAGCCTGATCCACTGCCACCGGATACTGATGGCACGACAATTTTGGGAAGGGCTGTGGTTGCGCCAACGCTTGGCACTGTAACGCTTGGCACGTTGATTGACGGAGCTGAGATAAGTCCGACATTGGGTAAGAATGGAATTGAGTTATAGACGCGAATGAGTGCGTTGATTCCTGCAACTGCTCCGGCAATAAGAGAATTAAGGCCGCCTACGACTGCTCCGATAACATTGATAACACCACCGGCAATCTCTCCAACGACCTTGAACGCACCGCCCAACACATTGACCAGAACTGGCACGACATATTTTTGAATGAATGCAATAAAGGTTGTGAACTCTTCTTTATTGTTAGCGATTGCATCGGTAATCGGTTTGAAGAATTGAGCAAACTTGCCAAGTGCTGGCACTACTTCATTGACTACGAACTCAACAAGTTTTTGAATAATTGGCAGAAGTTTCGCGCCGACTGATTCCTTTGCTTCATCGAAGGTAACTTTGAGAATCTGCAAGCGTCCGGCGAATGTCTCGGCGTTAGCTGCTGCCGCGCCGCCGAATAGATCCGAGAGCTTTGTCTGCACTTCCGTAAATGTCATGGCTTTTAATTCAACCGCCGATAATCCGACACCTAACTTGCCAAGTGCTGCCGTGTTGCCGTCGTATGCTTTACCAAGTGCATTGGCAACGGCGTCGAGTCCTTTACCAGTTGCCTGTGATATATCCAAAGCTAGAGTCAGTAGATCTTGAGCCTTTGTAACATCGTTAGTTGAGAGAGCCAAGCGAGATAGAGCTGGACGCAGTTTTTCGTCCGCGACACCAGTAGCCAAAGATTGTTTGAGAATCTGCTGCTCAACTGACTTGATCATGTCATCAGTTGCACCAGTAGCATTCCTAAGAGCTGTGGCCAGTCTTACTTGCGCCGCCTCATCTTCGATTGCAGCCTTGACTCCATCAACTGCAAGTTTGATTGCGTATGCTCCGGCGGCTGCTGCCGCTGCTGCGAATGCCAGCCCTGCCTTTTTGCTAAACTCGCCTAGCTTGCTTGATGAATCTTCAACGTCTCCATTAGCTGATGCCAGCGATTTTTTAAGTTGATCTACATCGGCCAGAATTGAAAGCTTAAGTGTCCTACTCTGTCCGGCCATCACCACTCCTTCAATATCTTATCAAAAGCATTTTCCCACTTGGCAATCAACTCTGGCTGTATTTCGCGTAGTGTCGGATAAATAAACCAACCGCGCGAGCCGCGACCTTGCTTGCCTGACCAGATTGGGAATTGTTTGTATTTATTAGATCCGAATTCATAACCGCCCCAGAGCTGTTGAGTGGTGGCACCACCTGAGAATTTTTGACCTGCAAAGCCAAAAGATAATTCGCCAATCTTGCTTGACTTGCTCACTTTTGCACCTTGAGCAATACGATCATCGGCTTTGTTAAAGGTGGCACCGGCGGCCGAGACTATTTTGCCCTTTGCAAACTCTGCCAGAGCTGACGATTCTTGCTTGGCCTGAATCGTGGCCTCTTCGCTCATGGCTTTGAATGCACCTAAGACGCGGCGGAGATCTGCCTTATCGTAGGCAATCTCAACGCTGTCGCTCATTCTGTGTCTCCAATATCTCCATCGCCGTATAGATCTGCTCCGCCGTGATCCATTCGCTCATCGGTATCCCTGTCGCTATTGCTAGATCGACAAGGATCCGATTTACGCTTCCGGCGGCGTAGCTTTTGGGACTACTTCACCGACTGTCACATCTGCAACCGTTTCGCACCAGACTTCATAGCCCTTGACAAGCTTTCCACCTGATTCGCGCTTCATCGCATTCCACGCAAGAAAGAGAAGATCCGAGATGCCAATCTTTTCCTGCGCTTGTGAGATGGTAAGTCCAGTTTTGTTTTCCCACTTCGCCCACTCTGGCGGCTGTGCGATATATGTACCGAACTCGCCTGATGTGTATTCGATAGTGATTGGTAACTTCATTGTGTGCTCCCGTTTCTACTGCTATTAGCTGATTGTTAGAACTGGTGTTGTTGAGCAAAGCATTGTCCAAGTGTCTGTCTGTGCGTCCGGTGCAGCACCGCCTGCCGTTGGAGCCACTGGGAAGACGTTACCGGCGAATGATGCGCCTGTGGCTGTAAGTAGGACGAAGGCTAAAGCCGTATTAGGAGCAGAAGTGAACGCTGTCCACATCGCCTCAGATAGTGATGAAGTTGCGCCCCAGTCGTTAAGAAGCTCAATGTTGAGTGTCCACTGATCATCGATGTGCTTGTACGCCTTGCCGTCTAAAGTTTGATAGGTAGTAATGACTGGCGCATTGACTAGCGTGACTGCTGTTGTCTGCGCGTCATAGTTTACGGTCGCAAGGGTGAAGGTTATGTCGCGACCGGTGACGATTGTTGTTGGCATTTCGTGCTCCTTAGATTGTCTGTTGTGTGTAGTAAGTGCTGACCGCGAGATCCGCCACTAATAGATTCGATGCTCCGACTGATTGAATTGTCGGACGTTGAACGTCTCCGACAACGTAGCCAGTTGGCATCGCTTGTATAATGCTAATAATAAGCTGCTCAAGATTATCTAGTGCTCCGGCCGTGTTGTTGTAGGCGACGGCGGCAGTAACGACGAAGTTAATCTTCACGCGTACCGTGCTGGCACCGATTGTCGTCGTTTCTAAATAAGGTGCATTTGGCACAATGACACAAGCTGGTGGAATGACTGCTTCTGGCGGAGATGAATAAACGGAAGCAACAACGCCAGCAAGAGCTGTAGCAAGAGTGCCGCGAACATTAATCGCGATTGTTGTTGGCGTTGGCATTACATCGCCATTGTCTCGACATCGATGTATGGGCTAATCAATCCAATAACACGATTCATCAAGGATCTACCCATGCGATAAGGGCTTGGCGTAAAGTCCACGCCTTCAATCTGGCCACCGGGAGCGACCACGCTTTGGAAGATTTCAACGCTAACGATAGTGACCGCCTGTTCGATAGCGTCTGTGCTTGCGTAAAGCGTGGCCGCGTCTGCCCCGGATAGGTAGGCCACTCCTGCCGGAATGACTCCGCGAATAAGAATGTCTGCATTGACTTTAGCTGCTGAAAAAATATAGGGATCAGTGATGGAATCTGTGATAGTAATTGTGCCATTAAAAGTCGCTGGAACAATTCCACTTGCTACTACTGTTTGACCTGCCACGAAATAGTGTGGACGTTGCGTTACATAATAAGCCACATTGGCCGTTAAATAAACTTCTGCAATCGCGGCTTGATTGGCAGTAAGAAGCGGCAGAATTACCTGCTCGGCTGAGTCAATAATGCTCTCAAGATAGGCATCAGAATAAAGAGAGACAGAGACGCCAAGAACCGTCCGTAGGCTGGCCACGGTAATGATTGCTGGCATCTCTGTCTCCTTTCGTACTCTGCTGGGCTAGATACGGGAGCGCACCTAGCCCATGATTATTTTCTGACTATGCCTTGTTGATCTTGAATGCGCCAGCTCCGATTTTGCTTACGAAGCTTCCATAACCGTAATACATAACTTCAACCTGTCCGGTTTGAATCTGATTGGAAGTTAGTCTTAGCGTAGGGCTCTCGTACCAGCCGAATGCATCTGGATTGACAATAAGCATTGATCCATCGGTGTCAGTTAATGACGCTGTGTTGGCTGTGACATAAAGGTCTAAGCCAGCGACTACGCCGCGAATAGAAGTCGGTGTAGCTACGCCGCCTGTTGTATTGGTTTGTCCGGCTGCAACGTTGTACAATGGTGCGCCAGAGACGTTTAATGTCATTAAGTTTGACCATTGTGAAGTGTTTGCAATAATGTTCTTTGCGAATCCTTGAGTACCTGAATAAACAGAAGCTGCACCGCGAGAGACAAATCCAAGAAGCTCTGAAGCTGTTGGATATGTTGCCACTGTTGTTGCGTCAAGTGTTGCTGCTGAAATTAGACCAGCATTGACTGCTGTGTCTGTTGCCTTTGCATAAGCTCCGGCCATAAGGCGAAGTAGCTCTTCAAAGAATGCTGGTGAAGATCGATCGATGAGCTCAACGCTGAGCGTATTTTGACCAGCGTACTTGCTCACTGTTCCAGTGATGTATGAAGCTGTCGTAGCTGTCTCAGATGGAGCGGCTTCTTCGGCAGTTGCGGCAACTGTTGGAATGGCTGTGATCTTAGGAATCTCAAAGCTCATGCCCGCATCAGGAAGCGCAAATTGACGGATTGCATCAATGTTGCTTCGTGTGTAATTAGTCAATCCGTTAATGACTTCAGTTAGCTGACGTGTTGGATTAAATCCGACTTCAGTTGCCATTGAATCATCGGCGGCGCGAACCCAGAGAGCTGAATCAGAGTTCGGACGAATGCTTGCGCGGATTGTGTGCTCTAAATATGTTGCTTGTGAATTAATTGGTGAACGTGGCTTCGCGAAATAAAGCGGACGCGATGCAGTTGCATTCACTGACTGGGAAGCTTCAACCTGTTCGGCTGATGCTTCTGGAACGGTTGAATTTTCTTCCACTTGCTTTTCTCCTTCGGTAGTTGGTTTTTCTTGCTCTACTTCTGCAACCTTTACAGGCTCGGACGTAGAATTATCTTCGAGATTGGCCGCGATGCTAACTTTTGCGCTGGCGATTGCTGGATCCGTGACGAGTGAGACTTCTTTACATAATGACGCACTAACTTCCAAGACGCCATCGACATTCTTATATTTCTCGGCAATTACGCCGACGCTAAAGCCATCGCGCAGTCCGGTACTTGCCTCGACCAGGCTGTCAGATCCGGCCGTCGTGTTGCCAATAGAGAACACGGCATCGATGCCTTCGTTGCCAACTTTGTAGCTCTTAAGAAATCCAATAGGAGATTCGCGGCGATGTTCAAGCAATAATTTTGTGGTGTTGCCGAATGTAATAGAGCCTTTTTTAAATAACGTCTCTCCAGCACTTGTCACACCAGCTTCATTCCATGTCACAATGCGTCCAGAGATTTCGCGCTTGGGAAAGTCTGTTGCCGTTACCTTGATTGAGAAGTTGATATTCATTGGATCATCTTTGATGTTTTTCATAGTGCCATGTCTTCTTTCATTCGTATTTCATCGGTTGTTAGGACTCCCATGTCGTAAAAAATTTTATAGACTTCGGCGCGCTCTTTGGCCGATGCGCGCAAGTAATCATCAAGATCAAACTTGACTTCTTGACTGGCCGGAACGAAATCGTTTGCCATGCCTGTCATTGAAAGACGCTCTTCAATGCTGGTCATCACCGATCGCAATGAGAAGTCCACCAGCGATTGACGCGCAAGACTGGCGTTGGAATATGTCATGCTCGATCCTGATTCAGCATCAACGTAATAAGCCGGAATGCCGCAAGCTCTGGCAAGTTCTGTTGCGACGTAGGATCTGGCTTGATTGAGCTGTAACTTTTCTGGATCAAAGCCTAAAGTCTCAAGAGTAACGTCTGCGTTTAAGAATGCCGTTGCGCGATTGCGTCTGGCACTGCCCCATGACTCCAGAAGCTTGGCGATGCGATCGGCTGGCAACGCTGTTCCGTTTGATTTAAGAACCATTGTTGGCACTGGCTCTTTTGCATACATTGTCGCCGCGCGTTCAAGTTCGGCACCGGCTTTTATTGTGCGACCTGCTCGATGCAAAATTCCTTCATCGTTGCCATAGAACACTGCTAAAGCTCCGACACCTGTATCTGGCACTCTGTAATTATCTACCGTGTAATACTCAATCTCTGTTCCAAGTGAGTTTGTTTCAATTCCGACGCGCGTTGGATCAATGCGTTCTGCACTTCTAATGCGATACGTGTCGGCATAAATTTCGCTAATTCTGAGATATCCGTACCCATACAGAAGCAAGTCTTCGCATAAAAATGAATAAGTAGCGGATCCGGGCACGCGTGGATCTGGTTGGTTAATAACGCGCGGCGGTGTCTCTACCTGCGCGCCATCTGCGCGAGTGCGCACTTCTAGCGGAATTGATGCAACTGATGAGCAGATAATGTTGCGAGCTCTGGCGCACGTTGGTACGGACATAAATTCGGCGCGTGTTGCTGATATTCCGGCAGTGCCAAAGAAGTTAAAGACCGAATCTAATGTGTTGACCGGAGCCAATGACGCTTGGACGTCATAGGTCATCGATGGCGCATCGGT